CACCATCGTCCCAGTAGTTTATTGGTGATCCGCCACTTGAAGCAGAATATATAGCAAAACTTACTACAGGGTCTGCTGTGTAAATTGTGATATAATCTTCTCTAGTTTTACTTGCTGTTGAGCCTGTACCCGAACCTGAATTGTTAAATGCTGTTACTGTAACATCAAAAGGTGATCCTGTGTTTGTTGCGTATGTATGTGTTGGTGTTGAATCTGTAGTAGCTGTAGTAGTGTCTCCATCGCCCCAAACAATGGTATATCTGTTGGCGTTTCCTGTTGCTGTGATAGTTAGTGTTACTGTTGTCCCGGCACCGCCACTGGTTGTATCAGCTGTAAAATCTACGTCTTTGACAAATGTATCATTTCTTACATTTTCAACTACTTCATTTAAATCATCTATAGCATCAGTAACTTTGGTTGATGTTGTCCAATTAATATATGCACCGTCTGTTGTTAGTGAGCCATCTGCGGCTGTACCTAAGTTTATTGCGTTACCAATCTGAGCCGCTCCGCCTACAGCATTGTCAACATATATCTTTGTAGCTACATCTTGATCTTGAATTGGGTCAACACAGTTATTAATAAAATTTGTATCAACACTAATATTACCTGTACCGTCAGGCGATAATACAATATTTGCATTTGTTACTGTTGATGAAATTGTGTTGTCTGATATTGAAATGTTAGCCAGCTTTGAATCGCCAACTACTTCTAACGGAGTACTAGGTGTAGCCGTGCCTACTCCAACTCGATCATTGGTGTAGTCGATAGCTAGTGTATCTGTGTCAAATGTTAGACTGGTGTCACGAGCAAGATCGTCCTTGAGCATGCGTCCAGATATGCGGCCTATAGCCATACTGTCTCCTTATCCTCCGTGTTTCACGGATAACCTTGTACAATCGCAGGTTTACCTCGGTTTGTCCACAACGAAATGTTGTTTATGTGTTTATTTATCTGAATTGATTAAGCAGTGTCTGTACTACCAAGACCGTGTATAACATTAATTGTTTCACCTGTAGGAGGTGCTGATGTAAATGTAATGTCATCTTCTAGTATTGTGTATGCTGTTGTGTAGTCTTGAAAAACAGATCCAATGAATACCATAATCTGTCTTGCATGGCTTGGCTCTTGAGCCATTGTAAAAGTTGTTGTTGTTCCGTCACCTGTAAATTTGTCAATGGTTAGATCTACTTCACCTACTTTTGCTTGTGTTACAAACTCAGTTCCGTTAAACAATTCAATCTGGGCTAGTTCTGTATTAAATCGAATTGAACCTGACTTAGGTGTTACTGGTCTTGACGCACTTGCACCAGATGGTATTTCTACAGCCTGGGCTAATGTGCCTCCTAAGGGTTTTGTAATTTTTAAAAATCTTCCCATTATGTATTAAATTGTTGTATATGAAACTACACAGTTTAATGACGTAGCTGTATTTGCTGTCGCACTAATAAAGTCCGAAGCATCTAATAACAACTTTTCTCCGCCACCATAAAAGTAAAATGTATCTTTTGCATCAATTGTTAATTCTTTTGCAACAAGATTTGCATCTCCTGCTGAATCACCACTAGGTACAATATGTAAATCTACATCCACTGCAGATGCTGTATAGTTTGTAATAGACAGATAAGTCAACGCTGTTGTTCCACTTGATGTGTATACTGTGGTTGCTGAATCTGCTATTAAATTGGTTGTAAGTGCCATTTATTATTTCCTAAAATATTATGCCAAATACTATGGCTTTTGATTTGCTTACTAATTCTTCGGTTGCAGTGCTATTAGTAACAAATAATCCTGTTCCGCCACTTGCTGGTGTTGCGGCATATAATTTGTTATATCCTGCTTCAGAACTAGGAGTACCTGGATTGTTTAAAATTCTAACTGCGTCTGCATCTAAATTGACTTCTTCTGCTAGTATTGTTACGTCTGCACTTGCTTGGCCAATATTGTTTCCATTAACATCTAAGTCTCCGCCTAGCTGTGGACTAGTATCATCTACAACTTCAGTAAGTCCTGTAACCGATTGTACCACTGGAACTAAAGATCCAGACCCGTCATCTAGTTGCCAAGCATCTGTTACTTCGTCATATACAAATCGAGCATTTGTTGATGTGCCTCTATCAACTTCAATCCCAGAAGTTCCGCCTGAGACTCCTGCACTTGACTCACCGTCATTAAGTACGATAACTCTATCATTGATTGCAGTGTCTACAGAGTTAACAGTTGTTTGTGTTCCTGATACTGTGAGGTTTCCAGTTATAGTAACATTGTCTGCTATAACTTTATAATCACCGTTAATTTTTTTAGTTGTACTCATAGTTTTATCTAGTTCCTAGTTATAAACTATTTATCTTTCTTTTAAAGTTAGTTATATTAATGTCTAAAATGTTTGGTCTTTCAAAATCATATGCAGTACTATATTCTCCAAGTACTCTATAAAATATATTATTACTCCATCTTTCAGATACTTGTTTTAATTGATTAACCCAATTACCGTAGTAAGTAGGTTTCATATCCGGAGTTTTATACCATGTTGTGCCTGCATATATATTATTAACATACTGGTCAGTTGATCCTAGATCGAATCCAATAAAGTATATTTCTTTACAACCTTTTTCACATAACTGAGCAATAGCCGCAGGGCCTGATGAATAACCATATGTTGGTCTTTCTAACTTTCTTGACCCTGTGTCTGGTCTTGGGCGTCTAGTCCAAAATTCGTGTCTTTTTGCATAACCACTGTCTTCTATTTCAGCGGCCATTTGTCTATCTGTTGATACTAGTATGTCAACTTCTTCTTCTTGATATATTCTATTACAGCCGGCAACTAGCCCATAGGATCTAAGATGCTGTACATCTATTCCTTTTCTACTTTTGCCGTTACCTAATGCAATACCTATAGTCATAAAAAATCCCTTGTACTGTATTTAACACAAGGGATTTTTGACCGTATAATTTTAAAAATTATATAGCTGTAAGTCTTAGTAATGATTCAGATGAGTCATCTGCAACTGCCCAAGTGTAAACTGTGCCATTGTATCCAACTGCTCTATGAGCTGTAATTTTTTGAATAGCAACTGCATCACCACCGTCAGCAATACCTACTATAGACATTTCACCGTCGTCATGTCCTGTAAGTTTGTTAACTAAAGTGCATTCACCTTGTACTGTATCACCATCGTTTGATACTTTGAATGTATCGCGACCTTTTTGTGATATAATATATCCTTCAAAGTCTGTACCACCAATGTCCGCTCTTACTGGAATTGTTGCTGGTGCTCCGCCTGTTGCGCCTAAAAAGTATTTGTCTATTGGTCTACCCATTTTATATTTCTCCTTATAGAAGTCCATTGTGGGTTCTAGCCACTACGCTGGTATGGTTAAACAGCATAAACTAACTACCCCGTGTAATTAGCACTAGTATTTATCTGAATAGTGTCGAAAAACAAGCTCAGCAAACTCTCGATGCCATGGATTACCAGGGTGACTTCCATCTCTTGCTGTAGTATCAGGATCAATACCGAAGTCTGTATATTCTCCAGGGCCATGTACTAGAGGAATATTTCTAACTAGACAAATTTGTTTTAGTAATATTATATTCTTTTGGAAATTGTGATATGCCCAATTTGGATTTTCTAATAGTTTAGGATATTCTGCAGTATCTAGTTGATAGTCTGTTAGTAAATGTTTATCTTGGGGTAACTCAATTCTAGACTCTGCTGGCCAACACACTGCTACCAAGTTTGGTTTTAATATGTCTATAGTCTTGTATATTGAACGCACAACATAGTCTGGGCTCGTACTACTCTGTGCTAGGTTCCAAACTGTTGTAGGTTGGTTAAAATGTGTCTTAAGCTGTTGGGTCCATGTGTTCTCATACTTAACACCTATACCTACTGTTAGACTACATCCTGATGTTAATATGGTAAAGTCTGTGCGTTGATTAAAACTATCTGATCTAAATCCGTGTTCGTTAAATTGATAAGTTATCTCATCTTGATTACTAGCATTTTCTGGTGTGTCTGTGTCTACCCAATCATACGTTTCATTAGGCGGATACTTACTAAAAAATAGTTCTTGTTTCCACGCTGTGTCGAACTGTGATGAGAATAGTTTAAAATCTAATTGTCGCATACAGTTACTTATTATCTAGAACTGCAAGTCAAAAAAAAGCACTCCGAAGAGTGCTTTTTAAATCTAACTGTAGTAGTAACTACTGTTAATAACTTACTGCTCTTACGAGAATGATAAGTTAGAAACTGCAATTTCACCCACGTAGTCAGCCGCGTTACCAAACGATGAAGCACTGTTTGTTAACTCAACATAACCATAACGTGTCATGAATGATACTACTGGTTCGAATGAACCTGGATCCAACACAACGCCTGAAGACATTAGTGGGATATATGGGCAGTAAAATGCCGCCGCATCAGCTTCTGATGAACCTTTATAACCAACTAGTACTGGTGTTGTATCAGCCGCATATGAATCAACATAAACTTTCATAGCTGAGTTTAAAGTACCTACAAACTTAGTGTTTGTTGGAGCTTCAAATGTACCTTCAGTTGAACGTGCAAACGCTGAAGTTGTAGCAGATTGTAGTACTGTTAACGCCGCTGGCGATACAACAGCCCAGTTACCTGCGCCTCTACGTGTACGTTGTGCAACTAAGTTAGCTGTTCTGTTGATTAGAACAGCAAGTGCCGCATGCTCGTCACCAACGAAAGTAGCTGTACCAGATACAGTTGCTTGGTTGTATGTAAATTCTGTTGCCGCTAAAGCTCTTAGTGAAGCTAGAACTTCTTGGTCGATCTCAGCAGTAATTTCTTGTGCTAATGCCGCCATTACTTCAGCTTCAACGTCGATACCGTGTTGTGATTGAGCGTCTTGAGCCGCTTCAAATGTCCAACGTGCTTGTAATTTACGTGTTTTTGCTTCAACAGCTTGTTTAAGAATTTGTACTGAAATCTTACGACCACCTGTACCTTCTTTACCTGCTGTTGCATCAGCGTCTCCAGCAGTACCGTCACCAGCATATGCTGTTGAGATCTGGAATGGTGATAGTGCTTCATCACCTGCTGTTGTATCATTTGCAGTACCTGTTGCGTTTAATGTTTCAGCGTAACGTACTCTTAATGTATGAATTTGACCTACTGGGCCTGTCATTGGTTGTACACCAACGATTTCGTTAGCAATAACTGTAGGCATAACCCTTCTAATTACAGGAAGGATAACTCTGTTTAGAGTAGCTACGTTACCAGCCGCAGTTGCGCCTGTACCAGCCGCTTCAGCTAAGTAGTTCTTTGTGTTTTCTAAAATAACACCCATTGAGGATCTTTTGTTACCTTGTAGACCTTCTAATAATGCGTCTTTGGTCTCACCCCAACGGCTTTCAAGTAGTTCTTGTGACATGATTAATTCTCCTAATGTCTTACTTAAATACCAGCAAGTTTACGTAAGTTGATAATGTTTCCATTCTCATCTTGTGTTGCTTCAACTTGCTTGTCTTTATCTCCAGTTACTTCCTTAACAGATTCTGTAAGTGTTGTTTTTTTAGACTTCACTACATTCTCGTTAAGAACCGCTGGGAGATATTTGTTAAAAGCGTTTTCTAATTTCTTAGCATTTACGCCTTCTAATAAATTAGTCATAACTTCTGCTTTCTCATCATTAAGATTAGAAAGTAGTTCATCTAATTTTGCTTGACGCTCATTAGACTCTTTAATTACAACAATCTCTTGTTCTTTTGACTCAACCAACTGTGTAGTTTCATTGAGTTTATCGGTTGCTTCTGCAATTTGCTGATCTTTATCTTTAATTGCGTCAGCTAGTTTACGAATCTCTGCGTTCTCATTTAAATGAGTTGCACCAAATTCACTAGCGTATGCTTCAAAGATTTTTCTACCAAAGGTGTTCTCACGAGCAACTTTGATATCTTCTTGCAACTGCGAAAGTTCTGCTTTCAAATGCTTGGCAACGGCATTAGTCATTTTCTCACTTGATTCTGTAACAAACTTAGTTTTAAGTTGTTCTAGTTTCTCACGAGCCTCTGCTACAAGTTTAACTTTAGTCTCTACAACGTCCTGTTTGTCTTGTGCAAATTCTTTAATTTCTTCTGCTAATGCTTTAACCACAAACTGTTCTAGTTTTGCAACTGTTTCAGTCTGTACTTTTCTGTCTGAACGAAGATCTTTGATTTCTTCAGCTAACTTAGTAACCATAAAGTTATTAAATTTTTCTGCTGATTCTTTCATTTTGTTAACTTGGTTAACACGATCTTCTGCTAATTTGGCTTTTTCATCTTTCATTTCAGCCATTTCAGTTTCTAGACTTTCGGTTACCATGCGATCGATTGCTTCAACCATTGATTTTTTATCATGTTCGTACTTTTGTGCAAACTCCTCACGAAGTTCAGTACGCACACTCTCACGAGCCTCTTCTAATTTAGAATCCCATGCTTCAGTTATTTCAGCACGAGTTTCTTCATTAACGAGATCGCTATCTAATAATGGTTTTAGTACATCTAGCATGCTAAATCTCCTATTTAAGCCTTAAGATCTTTGATGAGTCTTAATACTTCACTCTTCAAATATCGTTGTACTTTAGCGTCGCCACTTGCTTCACGTGCCATCTCTAAAACATTATGACCGCCTCTCATATTAATGAGACCTTCATAAATTGCTGTAGGATAAGCATTTGGAGCACTTGGTTGTGACACAATGTCGACAGTGATAATTTCAAAATCACTGACTTGTCCTGAGCCTTCGTTAACGTTACCGCTACCTCGACTCGAAACTCCTAACTTCACACCCGACTCAAGCATAGTTTTAACTAGCTGACCCATTGGTGTAGGTAGAATCTTTAGTTTACCGCATCCATTTGGACCATCCATCCACATATTTTCAATCATATGTGATACACGGTCAAGGTTGATTTTTAAATCATCTGGGTGATCAACTTCGCCTAGAACACTGTATCCACCTGTTACTTGTTCGTTCAGTGTTGCCACTGCACTTTCAATTTCAGTTACTGGATACACACGTTCGTTAGCGTTTTTTACACCACCCTGGATGCAGATACCTTTCATATATAAATCTTTACCATCTTGGCTTGACTCAACAATCATGTTAGCCATGCTGTAGTTAAGATTTTCTTTTAAGTATATGTTTGACATATTGTAAGGTACCTATATAATAAAGTTTAAATTAAACTTTTTTAAGATCTGGCTCAGTAGTTCCGCCTTGATCTTCTGCTTTAGGTGTTGCTGAACCTTTTTCTTCACCTTTTGATGCTTGAGGTTTTGCCTCTGCACCTTTAGCACCGGCATTAGCCGCTACTGGTGATTTAGTTTGATCAGCGCCTTCTTTTGTTTCTGGTTTTGGTGCCGCTTTAAGCTCTGCACCTTCTTCTAAAGCTTCTTCAGTAACTTCTTCTTCAGCTTCAACAACTTCGTCAGTTGCTTGTTCTGTTGATTCCATTTCCATTTCAGCTTCTGGTTCCATTTCAGCTTCGTCAGCTGGAGCTTCTTCTTCGCCTTCTGGTTTCATAGCGTCTTCAAATTCAGCCATTAACTCGTCTAGCTTGTCTTCTAAGTCAACAACACGATCTTCTAGTTCTTCGTGATCTTCTTCGTGATCATCCATTTCACCGTCTTCATCGTAGTCATCTTCTGAAATACCTTCTTCGTCAGCTTCAACGTCAGCAATTAAGTCTTCTGCTTGGTCGCCGCCTACTTCTTCTTCAGTTTCAATAGCTTCTTCAACTTCTTCTGTTGATTCAGCAACTTCTTCGTCTGTAGATTCTGATACTTCTTCTTCAGTTGATTCAGCAACTTCTGCTTCTTCTTCTGACATTAATTCTTCGTAGATGTCACGTGATTTTTCAACCACTACATCGTGAAATAATTCTTTTGCTTTATCTTCTTCATCATTAATGATGTATTCGATAAGTTGTTCAAATTTATTTTCCATGATATTTTTTCTCCATATATCTCTTCGTGCGTGTATTTACACACTTTTTCTTAATATAGGAGTTTTTCTAGGCAAAAAGGCGCCTTTTTGAGCCTTTTTTGAGAAATTATAAGGAATTCTTATAATTGTACGTCGTTTTCTTGTGTTCCGTACTGTAGTTGAATACGCTTTGCTTTCATTGCTTGTTCGTATGTTCTTACGTCATTCATAACACGTAACTTGTTTAACTGTTTTAAAGTTAACTTTGTCTTACGCAAGTCACCAATACGAGCTTTGCTTTTATCTTCGTCTGCGTCTTGATAGCCTGGTTGTTTGTTGTATAGTTCGTTAAGTATCATAATAGTATTTATATCTCTTCGTCACCTGCATCTATATCATCAGGTGCTTCTAGTTCCGCTTCTAGATCACTACCGGTGTTCATATCAGCTTCAATATCGCCTGGGCTGATACCAACTGATCTAAGATCACTGCCTGAAGCTGGTGTTGATTCTTGATTTGCTGTTTCTTCTTCCCAAAGTTCTTCATTTTGTCTTAGCTCTTCTTCAGTTAGTCCTAAGAATCTATTCATTGCAAATCGTTTACTCACATATGGTAATGATTCTAACGCTGTGAATACATTAACACGTTGAGTGTCTAACTCTGCTTGTCTGTAACTTGCAAAGTTTTGTGGTGGATTAAATTTAATATTAAACAATGATGAATCAATATTAAATCCTCTAAAACGTAAAAACATTTTAAATTCGTCATCTAGTTTTTGCACTAGTTGATTCTGCATACGCATACAGTATTGGTTAAATCTATATTCTTGTATTAGTGCTGTTCCAACACGACCATCATTCATTGCTTGTGATGATTCATCTGGTCCAGTTGGCAAGTATGAACTTGGTACTCTTAATCCTCTAGACAATTTATTGTTAAAGTATTTTAAGTCGTCAATCTCACCTAGGTTCTGTCCGCCTGGTAATGTATCAACACTAGATCCTCTACCATCTGCTGTTACTGGAAAGAAGTAATCTTCGTTTATTGATAATGGATTGTACGTAGCATCTACTACACTCTGGCCTCCGCCTTGTTGTGTAGGAATACGTCTTTGATGTATTTCATTTTTAATACGCTCAACAAAACCCATTGCCATATGACTTGGCATGTTACCTACGTCTATTTTGAAGATTCTACGCTCTGGTGCACGTTGCACACGGTATATCAATATAGCATCTTCTAACAGTTCTTTTTGCTTGTAGACCTTGTAAATGTTCTCTAATACCGAAGTACCAAATGGCCATTTAAAGTCTAATCCTTCTGACAATGATAAATGAACTACGTGCTGTGCTTCTAATGCACTTTCGTTAATTGACTGACCAAATCTACCTTGACCTGCGCCTTGTGCGTTTGGTGCTGAATATTGATTAGGTGCAGTATATCCGCCCTGTGTTGGTGGATTCATTTGTGCATCTTGTGCTGTTTTAGCCGCAACTGTTAAGTTTTCAAAGTTTGGATTAATATCTCTTACTACATACTGTTCAGGTTTTTTACCTTCAGCTTCGTTAACAATAACTCTTGACACTTTTGTCATGTCAACCCAATATAGTTCAAATGTTTCTGGATCTCTAACAAATACCTGATCACCGTATTTGATTGTGTTTCTAAACATTTTAAATGCACGTTGATCAAACTTGTTTAGTTTATTCCATTGTTGTAACTGTGTTTTAATTATTTCAACTTCGTTGTCTGTTGGCTTATCTGTAAAGTCTATTTCAAAGGCTGTACCATTTTGATCATTGGTCTGTGTTGAAAATTCTGCAATAATATCTAAACAAGCATTGACTTCTGAGTCCATATCCATTGCTTCGTATTGGTTATATCTTTCAACACGATTAGGATGTCCAGAATATACTTCTGGTAAACTTGATTGATAGTTTTTATATGAGATATCGTTACCAACACTGCCCTGTGGTTGATTTGAACCACTGATTGGACTCATTGATCCGTCAGTACGATCTGCTACTTTAAAATATTTTTTCCAGCTTGCCATTTAGTTAACCTTTTTGCTTATGGATAGTATTTATCGCTATTACAAACTTTAGCAAATAAAGTTTAGGATGTCAATGGAAATATAACCAAATTACATTAATTGAGAGCGAGTTTGCTCAGACACATATACCTGTTTGCCCATTAATCTAATTAGTTCATCTAGTTTGATATTTTGTTTTTGCATTAACTCATTGTCAGCACTTGCTAAAGTGTTAGCTTCAGACTTTACTTCATTTACTGCTGTAGCCATTGCAGGTGTTAGTGCATCTGCTGTAATGCCACCTGGTAGAGTTGATGAATTAGCACCTGCGACTCCTGTTGGACTAAGTGCTTTTGCCATTTCGTCTGTGTTAATGCTGATTGGTATTGATCTGCCGTCTGGTAACGGTACTACTGCTTCTGTGCCATGCAACATTGCTAGAGCACCGGTATTTGGAAAGTTTGCAATTCCTCCTCGAGCAAAAGAGTCTTTTACTATATCAATGGCATCCATCATATTACTATTACGAAATCTATATTGAGATTTAACCTTATTGATTGCGTACTGTTTTGATTTAGCCTCGTCTTCAGCAGTGTATTCTTTGCCCAATTTTAAAAAGTTATCTTTTCTTTGTTGTGTTACTTCAGTAATTTTTTGTGTAATTTCTTGTCTGGCTTTTTCTTGATACTCTGCTGGAGTTGTTTTGCCACTTACCTCATGAAACACTGCTTCAGCTACAGTAATCTCACCCTTTGCTATCTTAAACCCAGTGTCTACCATGTTGGTAACTTTTTTCAACCCGTCTGTTAACACAGTTACTATTTCGCCTGTGGCAGGCATCATGTCTAGAATGACTTTGTTTAGGCTCATTGCAAAGTCTTCAATGTTTTTCTGTGCTGTCGTCATATCAACAATTAGTGGGTCTGACCCGCCCATTTGTTTATTGGATTGTTCTACTAGTTCAGCATATGAAGTAAGTTCCCTTGTTGCAAACGCTAAGTTTTCAGCAAAGCCTGCTGTCATTTCGTTTGAGTCACCTAAAATTGCTGACAAACCTCTAAATCGTTCAAGGTTTGGTCCTACTGCGTCTTGCAACATTTTAGTTGCAGTTACTTGATCAATTGCTCCTGACTGTAGTTGTTTAGCAATGTCTCGTGCTCTACCACCACTCAACATCATTAACTGTCTACCTTCTTCTGTTGTAGCAGTTCCGGCAGTTAGTAAGTCTTTCATACCAGCGGCAATTCTTGGACTTGAACTACCAATTACACTAACAAAGTCTAATAATTTTTTACCTTCTTCTTCTTTCATGCCTGCAACCATAGCAGAGAATCTAGTTTCTCTCAGTGTTGCTTCTTGTTGTTTTTGTAATTCTTGTCTATTTTCACCTGTAATTTTTGATAGTAAATCTAACTCTTTAATATATGTTGTGGTTGTTCCAAGTAACTGTTCTGTTCCTCTACCTTGAGTACGACCTAGTCTAGTTTGTTGTTTCATGAATCCAGCTGTCATTTCATTAATTTCTTCAGCTGACATACCTAGTCGTCTAGCAAACATTCCCTGATCATCGGTTAGCACACTAGTTACTTCACTAAATGCAGATACTCCGTCATATGCACTACCACTCATTGCGGCTAATGCTTTGCTGTTATCTGTTACCACACGACTAAATTGTTGTAGAGTTAAACGTGAACCAAATGCTTGTTTTGAAAATTCAGTCATTCCGCCTGCGGCAATTACACCGGACTTACTGACTTCTTGGAATGTTCCTACCTGTTTACCTAGCTCACCGATTAAAAATTTACTTGCTTCTGTTGCACCTTCAACAAACTTTGCGGCACCAACTCCGACAAATGGAATTGCGCCTGCTAGTCCAGCCATAGCTGATCCAAGAGCATCTACTACAGGCAGTAAAGCATCAAAGTTTTTACTACCGTTAATAACTGATCCACCAAAGCTTTGCACACCTTTAGCTACATCTGCTACAGATTTTTTAGCAAAATTCCCAAGACTGTTTTCTGCGTCTTTGAGATTTTTAATCATTCCATCCGTGGCACCGCCCGCTTCTTGTATCTTTCTGGTAAATTCTTCTAGTGCTTGTTGTTCATCTGCCATTAATTTTAACCTGGTTTTATGTGTATATAAATATTAGTGTTACGTAACAATATTTATCGGAAAAAAACCATGGTACAAAATACAAGTTCTAACCCGTTACAAAAGTACTTTAGACAGCCTAGCATTTATGTTAAACTGCCTAGTGAGGGTAAGTACTATCCAAAAGACAGTATTGATATTCCTAGCAACGGCGAGATACCTATCTTTCCTATGACAGCTATGGACGAAATCATTACTAGAACGCCTGATGCACTTTTTAATGGATCAGCAGTAGCACAGCTATTTCAAAGTTGTGTACCAAATATCAAAGACCCGTGGGTAATACCACAGGTTGACATTGACATGTTGTTTACAGCAATTCGTATTGCTAGTTATGGACATGAAATGGAAATGACAGTGAGTTGTCCGCATTGTAATGAAGCACAGGATTATGCACTTGACTTGCGAAATGTTATTGATCAGTATGGAAGTCCAGACTTTTCAAAAAAACTTATCATTGATGATCTAGAGATATTTTTTAAGCCGCTTAACTATCACGAAATAAGCGAGTCAGCACAGAAACAGTTCGAGCAACAAAAACGTATTCAGTTAACTAGTGAAGCAGAAAATGTTACAGACGAGCAGAAACTCAAAGCAATGAGTGAGGCACTAACAGAAGTAACTAAGATGACAATGAACACTATGAATGAAAGTGTACAAAGTATCAGCATTGGCGGCCAGGTAGTAGAAGATAGACAACAGATCAATGAGTTTATGCAGAATATTGATCGTAAGCTGTTTAAAAAGATACAGGATCATTTAACAAGTATTCGTGGACAAAGCGAAATGAAGCCATTACAGATTACATGTAGAGAATGTAACACAGGATTTGAACAGCCATTTACCTTGGATATGTCAAATTTTTTCGTATAAGGCTCCTGACCGCAAGCCCTGAAGAAATTGAACAGTTGGTTGATGGTATGGAAAAAGAAACAAAATCAATCAAACAAGAAAGTTTAAAATTGGCTTGGTACATGAGAGGGGGCCTGAGTTACACTGAGGCAATGCACTTATCAATGGAGGAAAGAGATATTATTTCCGACATAATCAAAGATAACATGGAGACAACAAAGAAAACCAAAATGCCTTTCTTTTAGGCTTTTGGTGTTTGATCTCTTGACAAATATTAACATTTCTGTTAATATACTAATTAGGTTCAGAATAATATGCGTAGTTAATAAATTGTTATAGTTATACAAACTAACATTTTTTTAATAACAGTGTATATTATAGCAGTAAACGGACCTAAATACTAGTTACTATGCAGAATTTATGTGTAGTAATAATAGCGTAGTATTACAATAATGTAGTACCAACGCTGTAATAACCGGGACAAAATCCCAGGAGGAAGTAAAATGGAAGTATTAAAAAACATTCAGAAATGGAGTTCATCTATAGCTGACGTAGCTGTATCACTAATGGCGATGTTTATCGTATTAGAACTACTTGGCGTAGGTAACATACCGTTTTTTCCAGAAGTTAACGTAATTGGTAACGTAACTGGAGTAGTTAAATCTTTAGGAGCTGAAGGCTTAGTTGGTTTAATTGCAGTGTGGGTTTTATACACAATTTGGAATAAGAAGTAAGAGAATATCCTTACACCATTTCCACAGAATAAGAAGAAGGCACCTCAAGGGGTGCTTTTTTTTGGATTCACGTTCAGTGATAACCTAACAGATAGTCAAGTCATAGTTACTGCTAATAAAACAATTAAACCATAGTTCTTTGGGCTTATTAAAGATGTCTGCGACATCTAACTTCTTCGTTAACACTCGAAGTTGTTTTTCTTTTAATCTATAAACGATAATAAACAATGCTAGTATAAACCCTTACGTGCATTATCCAGATACAGTCATAATTCACCTATCCGCAGGCAAATCATGTCCGTAGTACATTATCCGAGTACTGACGTCATACTAACTAAAAGAGATTGTAATATACTACACAGAGGCGGTCAGCCGGTACCCCTTACTCTAGATTCATCTGGCGGATGCTTGATAATCCCTAGTTAGCGAAATTATCTAAGCACGTAGGTTGCTTTTTCTCAGAGCCTACATCATTTAGCTTTTATTCTTTAGTTGTTGTTTGCCGTCCCGTTTACAAGTCTATTCTTGTAAGTTCCACACGCTGTTACGTGATTACCTCTTAGGACACAGAACACATCTGCATCATTGGCTGATTATTTGTTTAAGTCTTCTACGAGTATATTCTTTACACTGCCAATACCAAGTCTAATGTTTATAATACCATTGTAATTGTCATCACGTAGTAATACATTTTCTTTAAACTGATAATAGGCTTCCATGTAATTTGTTTCACCTCTTGCCTTACATAAGTGGATTATTTGCCTTGAGAATTTTTCTTTGCCTAAGTTTTCTATATCGCGGGTCAAACGGTCACTAGATCCCCAGTAGGTCTTCCAGTCCGTTTCAACAGTTGATCTTCTTTTATTTTTCTTGCCTTTGAGTGGTGGGCGTTTCTTTACTGTCCAGAAAAACTTCTTCCCAACATAGTCATGCCCATTAGTGGTATTTGTAATTCTATAAACGAAACCGTACATCTCACCAATGTCTTCTGTTTCAAAGACAGCATCCTGATACATCCATGGATTTTCGTATGACAATATAGTTCCTTTATTAGAATTGTGTAGCATAATACATTTAGTCAGGTATGCTACCCCCTGGAAAATTTTATACCGATTCTACGTCTGTACCGTATGTAGTAAAGCCGTTTTCTTTTGTAACAGTCATAATGTTATTGACACGTCCTGATAATTCATCTTTGTGTGACACTAACCAAATTGACTTGTTTTGCTCACGACTCATTTTCTTAAGAATTGCAAGGGCACTTTCTACACCACTGGCGTCCATGCCCGAATCAATCAATTCATCAATGAATAGTAAGTTAATAGGGTCGTAGAGACTTTCATAAACATCTCGGAAACTCCATGACAGCGAAAGTATCAATCTGTTACGCTCGCCTCTACTTAAATTGTCAAAATCTAACTCACGACCAAGTTCTGTAATCTCTACTGATAGATCGTTAAGGAAGGTGACTGTATGTGGCAGTCCGATCTTATCAAGATAATAACTTAGTCGTGCGTTAAGATAACTTAGATTTTGATCAATTATTCGTTTTCTAATAAATGAATCTTTATTAGTTAATAGTTTTTGTAAGAACTCTTGATGTTCTCGTAATTTAGTAAGTTCGTTAATTGTTTCGTAGCTAGGCTCTTGCGTTGAACTTTCTTCCATTTCTTTAATTTGCTCAACATAAGGATCAGCTTCGTCTTGTTTTGAATTTAACTGTGCTTCTAGCGTAGTAATTGAATTCTTATGTTCAAAAGCATCTGACTCGTTTGTGTAAAATACTTCTGGAGCAAAGCCAACGTCACCTAGTTCATTTAATGCGTCTGTGAGCTGTTGTAAGGTCTCTGTGTGCTTTGTAATATCATCTTGCACTCTAACTAAAGTATCTTGTTTATCCTTTAACTGTTCCTCATGCTTTTCGTCATGTATTTCTTGTCCACAGCTATGACACTTATGTTCTTTAAGTAACACAATGTCTTGTTCTAGTTTGTCAACATTACCCTGCTCTTTAGCAATATCACGATTAGCACGATTGACAGCATCAGTAAGATCATCATGATCTTTTTTGTTTTGATTGTGTATAGCAAGTTGTTTGTGACTATCAAGTTCTTTATCGATATCAATTTTTTCTAAGTTTGTAATTGCTATTGTAAAGCTATCTACGTCTTCTTTCTTTTTATTAGCCCACATTGTTTGTCTACGTTTGAGACTTTCTACTTGTTCTTTCATTTTTTCATTGGCATCACGTTCAGCATCAATTCTTATTTCTTCTTCTTTAATCTTATCTTTAGTTTCTTTAAGGCGTTCTTTAAGATTGTTTGCTTTTTCACTTAGCATTGTAATACCAAGCAACTGCTCAATAATATCTTTTTGATCGTTGGCACGTAAGTTTAAAAATGGATCAGTATAAGTGTTTAATGCAACTAAATGCTTAAACATTTCATGACTCATACCAAGCATTGATTCAATATATTTTTGTGTTTCTCTACTATCACCTTGTGCCATGTCAGTGATATCTTGCTCTTCGTCACCTACATAAAAACGCATTACATTCTTTTTACGTCCACGTTCTATTTTATGTGTTACACCGTTATGCTCAAACTCTAAACTAACTAGCATGCCTTTTGAATTAGTTTTGTTAATCAAGTTATCACGTTTGATATTTGTTAATGCTTGACCATACAGTGCATATGAAAGGGCGTTAATGATAGTGGTTTTACCTGTACCATTCCTAGCACCACTATCATCGCCTCCAAGGTCAATGTTAACACCAAGTACTAGTGTTAAATCATTTCGGTCAAAGTTAACTGCTTGTGTGGCATTACCCACACTCATAAAGTTTTTAACTGTAAGTGTTTTTAATTTAAACATATTTTAGTAAGTACTTTCCAAAATCCTCATGAGCCTGTTTACCGGGATGTCCATTGAGACCAAACTGTTTAGCATCTTTAGGAGTGTGTCCTAATTCTAAAGCAAAGTCAGCAAAAGAAAAATCCCATGGATCTATAATATTAGTGTTTAGTTTAACATAGTCTAACAAACTTGCCAAGAAAGGACTTTGCCGATCTACATCAGGATGCCCAGGAAAGCGTTCACAATTAGAAAATATTAAAATATTAATGTTGTTGTTAACGGCAAAACTATGTAACATTATTAAATCAGATATTAAATCAGTTATAGCACCTTCTTTGCTGTAATGAATTAACCAATGCTTGTAGTAATCTTTTACTTCGTCGTCTGCATATTCATGTACATTAGGATTAATTGTTTTATTAATTCCTTTACTCCAATCTAAATCTATTATTTTTTGGTTGCTAATGCTATGAAAGTCACCATCATTGTCAACAGCAGATAAGTGAGGTTGCCATAGTTCAGTTCGACTAAGAAACGTTAATCCAATCAATGCTGTTATTTTTTTGTTAGTTTTTGTAAGTTCAATTAATGAACGCAAACTACTTCGTATTATTCTTCGATTACAACTTCCGTTACGGCCATTGTTGTGTAGTTCAGCAGATAATGATTCGGCAACTACTTCTGGATAAATTTTGTGTCCTTGCCCACTAGCACCAAAACTACATGAGTTAGAATATAAGATCATAAATCTCTGTAAATTTCTAATAACATATTAGGATCATAGTGATCTGATTCAATTGAAGTTAACTGATTTGTTACAATAGTGTCAACCGATTCAAACTTTAATTCTCCAGGTTCTGCAACCGAATCCATAATATCTTTTTTAACAGGAATAAGTGTAAGTTCTCTTAATTTGTATTTGCCTACAAATTCTTCTCTGATAAAACTAGCTTCTTCATATGATATATCAATATTTAAATTGACACGAATGTGCATTTTTTCTAATAACAGTTCATCTGGTTTAGCCAACATTTCATCTAAGTTATATACTCTATATCTAGGTTGATCTGGCCATGAATGGAATGTAGGACTTTCTCCCCATTCTAATATAGTCATACCTCTGTCATCATCACCTGCGTCTGCATAGTTGTGAGGAAAGCAATTACCAGTATAGATAATATTATTATGACTTTGTCTTTTATGAAAGTGCCCTGTATAAACTGACTCTAAGCCTTGGAAGTCTTCTCTCTGTACTTCGCCAGTGTCTGGCATTTGTACCATTGCATTCATAAAGAAGTGAGGAAGTTCTAAATGTCCAAACGCATAGCGTCCTTCCATTTTTTTAATCTTTTTAGCTTCGTCGCCTACTAGCCAAGGTATAAACTGTACATCACCTTCTGAATGAAAGTCATTCATGATGTGTACATTTTTGATATGTTTAGCCCATGATGCAGATTGAATATCACGCTTGTCTCTGTAGTATAAGTCGTGATTACCAGGAATAAAAAACACTCTGTCAAATGCTTCGCCTAGTAACTCAATTGCTTGTAAGCTATAGTTTAAAGTAACAATGTTAATTGCGGCACGGTTATTGTGCCAATCACCCATCATGATACAGGTATCGCAATTCTCTTGTTTTGCTTTAGTAATAAACCATTTGACAAAATTCAAACAGTCTTCGTTGTGTGTTGTTGAGTTAGACTTTAATCCAAAATGTATATCTGTAAGGATTGCGGCCTTTTTAAATAAATTACTCATACCTTCCTTTATGAATAAAAAAATATACTTAAAGTATACAGACCTAAATTTACTTTGTCGACTCTTTTGGCTTAGTAGTTGTTACTTTAGCTTGTCCATTTGGATCTGCTTTATCTGGACCACTGTTTTGTCTAGTCCAACTTGGATTCAATCCATTCATTTCTAAAATGTCATCTCTGATACTTTGGTTTTTCTTTTCAATATTAAGTACACGAGTAAACGAATTAGTAATGGCCGCTGTGTAGTAAGCAAACGGATTATCTGATTTTGATTCATCAAACTGTAGACCAATTTGACTTAGTTGCAATAACGCCTGTCCACGCATTTCTTCATTGTATGTATAACCACGCCAGTTTGATCTAGTAGCATAACGCTCACATAGTTTAATAAACATGTTAGCTAGTTTCATAGTCATTTCACCGTGATCTTTTGAAAACTTACCTGTTTCTAAATCACCTTTCCAATGACTTTTGCCTACTAGCACAGGATTTCCTTCTTCATCAACTTTGTAGTGTTTGAATGGAGGAAAATTACATTTAGTATGCACCTGGTCAGTGATACCATAATCTTCTTGTTCTCTGGCTTCTTCAATGTCGTCAAACATATCTTCTATCTTGGCACGTTTTTTTAACTGTGCTTTAGTTGGCTTTTTATCAACCATTGGGATATGTTCCCAAGTCATAACACGAAATACTAATTCTTGATCACTAACATCTTTAGGTTCTAAAATAACTCCGTCAATTTTTTTAGCACGAGTAATTTTATTTGTTCTAGCTTCTTTGATACGTGTCTTGTTAATCTTTTTAACGTCATCTACAATAATATCAAAATCTGAATCTGTTTCTTTGTTAAGATATTTGCAATATGTTTTCTTACTTTTGTGTATTTCTGCAAGAATGTCTCGGTTGTTAAGATAGTTGACTCTACGTCCACCTCTCATAATTTTTTGTTCAGCCACTGCACAATTCTCCTTATTAGTTACTATTAATTATACAGCCAAACAGGCCCCTGTCAACCTTTTTTGGTTTATCTATTATATTGGGGGTTAATTATTTAAATAAATAGTATGTATAACAGAGGAAATAGAATGGCTCAAGATCCAATAAATGAAAAGAAAGTAAACAATGCACCTGTTGCTCCAAACTTTACTGGAGTTGCTACAGGTAGCCAAGTGCCAGGCGAACGTGCTATTACGACACCTGCACCACAGCCAGACTTTACTGGAGTTGCTACAGGCAGTCAAGTACCAGGTAGTCGTGCTATTACGGCACCTGCACCACAGCCAGACTTTACTGGAGTTGGTACAGGCAGTCAGGTTCCGGGTGACCGTGCAATATCACCAAGTGACCAGATAGGCCCAAACTTTAGTACTCCTACTGGAACAGGCCCAGATCAAGCCGGAACTAATCAACAAATTAAACAATTAGGATCAGTAACTGATACTGTAAATGTTTCTGCTAGCAATAAAGCATTTTCTGAAGATTGGCGATTTAAAGTTGGGCTGATGCCTGGCAGTGATGTATTATATAAAGACGGCGATGAGTACAGTATACTTGCTCCGTTAATAAAAACAGATGGAGTAATATTTCCATATACACCAAATGTGTTAGTTAACTATCGTGCAAACTATGATAAAACAACACCAACACATTCTAATTATCCTACTTACTTTTATCAAAGCAGTGAGATAAGTGACGTACAAATTAATGCTACATTTACAGCACAGTCAACAGAAGAAGCAGATTATCTAATGGCAGTCATACACTTTTTTAAATCTGCGTCAAAAATGTTTTATGGACAAGATCAAAATAAAGGAACACCTCCTCCACTATTAAGTGTTACAGGATTTGGTCCTGATCAATTTAACTATCATAAAGCAGTAGTAAGTCAATTTAACTATTCTCTGCCAGATAATGTGGACTACATCAGAACAAGTGTAGCAGGGTATGGAAGTATTGAGGCACAACAAACAAGAGCAAGACTAAATGGTGGTTCAGGCAATTATGGTATGTTTGGAATTGCATCACGTATTGGCAGACTATTTGGTATAGGTGCTGATGTTGGTGCTGAACAAGGATTTCGAACAGCAAATGAAGGAACAAATCTAGCAAAATCAGGAGCAACTTATGTTCCTACAAAAATAGAATTAAGCATAATATTATTACCAATAGTAACAAGAGAAGAACAAAGTAGACAATTCAGTCTTAAGGATTATGCTAGCGGTCAAGGACTATCACAGAGAGGACAATGGTAATGGCAACTTATCAACAAACATCACCTTATTTTGAAACTGCAATGGCAGATGGATACTTAGACATTATGGTTAATCGTAATATTCCAAAAGAAGAAGACGACCAAATAGTTGAACTTAATCAAACATACCAATACCGTCCAGACTTATTAGCCAACGACTTGTATGGTGACCCAGGTCTATGGTGGGTATTTGCTTCACGTAATCCTAATGCTATTAAAGACCCAATATGGGACTTTAAAGCCGGGTTAAAAATATATCTTCCAAAACAATCAACACTTAATACTGCATTAGGAATCTAATATGGCCGAACGTACATCATCTGGTGCAATCGTTGACAGTGAAGCTCTTGCAAAAAAAGAAGGAGCAGGAACACAAACTCCTTATCCTAGTCATTTAGGATCACCTCCAGGAGAAACTGTAGTAGAGGCAAATGCTGATACTGTTAAGATTCGCAACGACGCCGCGGAAGTTGGTAATTTAAATCCGTTAACAGACGGCATTTTAGAAAATGGTAGTTCCGCCAGTAGTGACGACAAAGCTGAAACAGTAGCAGTTGTTGGTGGTACTAACTTTGTAAATTTTGAGCAAGCGTTTGAACAAGCGTTTGATCCTAGTGATAATCCAACAACTAAGTATGCACAGCTAACGTATAACATTGGTTTATATCTAGCAAGTCCTGAACAGTATAGTCGTTTAAGAGCAGAAGGTAAAAAAACAACACAGGGACTTAGTAAGATATTACAAAGTGGTGGAAACAATGTGAACGAAGACGCAATCTTTCCTGATCTTTTTATTGATGATTTAGAAATACAAGGATTAATGCCAGCGGCAAATTCCGCACCACATAATGTATTAACAATGTCATTTAAGATCATTGAGCCAATGGGATATACATTTCTTACTAAATTAAAAAACTTATGTGCAGACAACGGTCTTAAAGACTTTGTAAGACAGCACTACATCATGGTTATTAAGTATAAAGGTTATGATGAAAACGGTAAACAAGTCAGTGACGAAATGGACGATAGAATGACAAAGTTTATTCCATTTATGTTTCAAAAAATAAATTCAAAAGTAGCTACAGGAGCAATCACATACGACTGTCAAGCAATAGCAATTAATCATGGCATAGCTCTTTCAGCAAAGCGAGCAACAGTTCCTTTCAACGTTGAAGTACTTGGGCAATCAATGGAAGACATTTTTAATGCTAAGTCTGTTGAAACACAACGTAGCTTTGATCAAACAATTACAGAAGAACCTGTGTATAACTACCCGCAAGCATTTGGTGGACGACCACAACCAGGAAAAGTTACTCCGGGTATACTACGAGACTCAGCAGGCGGCTCAGCTATCACTAAAGGTATTATGGTTGAACTGAACAAGCAAGCCGACAAGTTAAAAACTAAAGGACAATTTGAACAAGCAGATCGATATCGAGTTACGTTTAAAGGTGACATCGGTAAACAGAGAATTATAGCCGGTGTTGCAGAAAAAGCATTTAAGAATAGAACAGCAATGAATCAATCTTCGGGTAGATCAGCAAATGCACTGTTGAACAATACATCGATGGATAAAACAAGACAAATATTTTCAATACCTGCAGGACAACAAATTCCTCAACTGATTGACATACTACTTAGGGCAAGTGAGTGGACACAGAAACAACAAAAATGGGTTGAGAATCCCGATGGTACGCAGACTCAATCAACTGATTATTCTAAATCATTGAAATGGTGGCACGTAGGTGTAAATGTTAGTCCTATAGCCTGGGACGAGAAAAGAGGTGACTATGCTTACGAAATAGAATACGTAGTATCACCAAAAAAAGTAGTTGAAACTTACTCTCCTTATTTTAATAAATCAGACTTTACTGGAGTACACAAAGCATATAACTATTGGTTTACTGGAGAGAATACAGAAGTGTTAGATTATCAACAAGATCTAAATGCGACATACTTTGTTCCAGTAGATGGTAAGATACCATTGGACAAACAGGAGTTTGGTCCTGAAATAGAAAACAGCACACCTAAGTCATTTGTTAATCAAGACACAACAGGTTTGGGCCAACCAGATGCTATTGCAAGTCCTGCAGAACAGGCCGCAGAGGTAATTTATTCAACAGTTGATTTTGCAACATTTGAAATGACAGTTATGGGTGATCCAGATTATATTATGCAAAATGATATAATGTACGACAGTGGAAATACGTTTGGAGCATTTATGCCAGATGGTTCTATTAACTATGACAGTCAAGACGTATTAGTCGGAGTTAACTTTAGAACTATGGAAGACTATGATGCACAAACCGGTGGTGCAAAATTATTAGATCCTTTGTTTACTGACGGAACAGAATCTACAAGAGGATTAATATACAAACTAACACATGTTAACAGTTTATTCAGTCAGGGAAAAATGACACAGACAATGAGAGGTGTATTGAGAGAGTTTCCTAAAAAAACTAAAGACCAAAGAGAAGATAAAGGTAATTAATAGAGTATGGCAGAAGAACACATAAGAGGACGAGGCACCCCAAGAAACTATAAGGTTGGATCAGGAAATAATTTACCAACTGAGTCGGGGCCATTTATAGGTATTGTTAAAAACAATATTGATCCAACACGTGCGGCTAGACTACAAGTATACATTAAACAGTTTGCAGGTCCTGATGAAAATGATGAATCAAACTGGAGAACAATAAATTATCTTCCCCCATTCTTTGGATCAACAGAAAGTTCAGGTCTTCAAGGAACTGGTAGCTTTGTTGGCAATAAACATTCATACGGTATGTGGTTTACTCCACCCGACATTGGAACAAAAGTATTATGTTTCTTTGTAACAGGTGATCCTAACAACGGATACTATGTGGGTTGTATTCCAGAAGACAGTCTTAATCATATGGTGCCTGCTATTGGATCAGCAACAACATACAAAGCTGGTGGCGCCGCTGACTCATTTGTATCTGGAGCAAGTCAATTACCTGTAACAGAAATCAACAATGCAGACAGTGAAATAAACGATAGTCCTGAGTTTTTTAAAAAAGCTAAACCTGTACATAATGCAGTAGCAGGAACCATGTTTGGTCAAGGACTGTTAACAGACACGATCAGAGGACCTATTACATCATCAGCACAGAGAGAGTCGCCAAGTAACGTATTTGGACTAAGCACTCCAGGTAAACCTATATACAATGGTGTTAAAGGCTCTGACCAATCACAGATAAGAACAAAACTACAAAATGGCGAACTGAAACCAGAACAGGTAAAAGTAATTGGGCGTGAAGGTGGACATTCAATAGTACTTGATGACGGAACAATCGAAGGTAAAGATCAGCTAGTAAGAATTAGATCAGCAAAAGGTCATCAAATTATAATGAGTGATGACGGAAACTGTTTTCATATTATACATGCTAGTGGACAGTCGTGGTTAGAGTTTGGTCAGGAAGGAACAGTAGATGTATTTTCTACAAACTCAGTTAACGTAAGAACACAAGGCACTATTAACTTACACGCTGATAAAGATATTAATATGTATGCTGGTGGAAAACTAAACGCATATTCAGAAAGTTCAATGAACTTAGAAGCAAAAACATCTTTTGTAGGAACAGGATTAGCATCATCAAGACTGTATAGTAAACAGTTTGCTGGGTTAAAAAGTGATAACACCGCGGCACTTGAAGGTGGAAAAATAAGCAGTGTGAAAGGTGGCGACAGAATGGATTTTAATGCAGGCACTATTAACCTTAATAATGGCGGTGGTGTTCCTGTAAGTGCTCCTCCACTGATGAAGAAAAATAAAGTTGCTGATGCTAAATTTACACCAACTGGCTGGCAAGCTGAATTTGGTAAGTTAGAAACTATTGCTACTAGAGTACCTACACATGAACCTTGGCCATATCACAATCTTGGTGTTGAAAACTCAGTACAATTTGGAACAACAGAAGCAGGCGAGTTAACTCCAGCACTAGCAACAGCAGTAGGTGAAAAACTACCTGAGACCCAAATAACAGAAAGTGACTTTGTAAACACACCAACTCCTAGTAATTCAGTTGGTAGCTTAAACGAAGACCAGGTTAAAGGATTAATGGCACAAAAAGCCAAAGACGTTGGTCAAGAATCAACTGAGCTAAGTGTAGACAAAGGAGTAGGCACATACGGACTGTCAGCTAAACAACTTGAAGAAACAGGATATCTTAAACCTGGCACAGCTAGTAGATATTTGAAAGATCCTAGTTCAACAGTAACAGATGGATTTGGAAATGTAACTACACAATTAGAATCTGTACTTAATAATACTAATGTATGGACGGGTAAGTCTGGGGCAAACAATCTAAATAATTTCTTAACAGATGTTAGTACTCAATCACAAGCACAAGAAGATTTGTATAACACTAATTTAAGTGATCTAATAGCTAAAGGTGTTGTCAAAGGAACAGAAATTGCAAAAGACCTAGGTGGATTAATACAAGCGGCAACAGTGCATGGTAGTGATAATGTACTGGCGTGGAGTAAAGGTGGCGGTAATGCTCTAATTAATAGTGGCATTGAGCAGACAGCACGAAATGGACAATACAGCATTAATTTTGTTGATACTAAACTAACAGATTTAAGCAAGAGTTATAGTAATCCAGGTGCGTTTGCTGGCACAACAGATAGAACTACACTAGATAACGATATAACAAAAATACTAGGTGATACCAGAGTAAGACAGCCTAGATACACTAGAACTTAAAGCGATAAATAACTGACTATGGCACAATTCTACGGATACAGCACAATTGGCAAAGCTAAAAAGTTTCGCCTAGAAGACTTTGAATTAATTAAAAGAGACTTATTAAATAATCTTTTAATTAAGCAAGGCGAAATGCCGGGCAGACCAAATGTTGGTACTGAGCTATGGAACTACTTGTTTGATTCAATTGATGATGCAACCTTAAAACAGTTAGAAAATCAGATGCGTAAGTCAGTTGAAAAAGATCCTAGAGTTAAAGTTGAAGACGTTGTATTTTTTCAACAAAACAATGGCTTATTGTGTGAACTTTCAGTTAGCACAGTGCAGTCAAGTGAAGCACAATTACTTAAAATATTCCTCGATACAGAAACTCAAACAGCAAGCTACTTATAATATACGCACTTTATTAAAGTGATAAATACTTACATAATAAGGATTATAGGTAAGCTATGGCTAAAACTACACGACAAACCGCTATATTTGGAGCGGAAGACTGGAAGAAGTTATACCGTACTTTCAAAGAAGCTGATTTTCAAAGTTATGACTTTGAAACGCTGAGAAAGTCGATGGTAGACTACTTACGTCTATACTATCCAGAAACATTTAACGACTACACAGAGTCAAGTGAATTTATTGCAATGCTAGATCTAATTGCCTTTACAGGGCAAGGTCTTGCTTTCCGTTCTGATCTAAATACTAGAGAAAACTTTTTAGATACAGCAGAACGTAGAGACTCAGTAATTAAGTTAGCAAAACTAGTTGGCTATACTCCAAAACGTAACCGTAACGGCAATGGCTACTTAAAAGTTACAGGTGTATCAACAACAGAATCAGTTTTAGACTACAATAACTTTAATCTGTCTGGTGTTACAATTAATTGGAATGACGTTACTAACTCAGATTGGTTAGAACAATTTAATGCAATTATGAATGCGGCTATGATTGATAGTCAGCGTTTTGGACTTCCTGGAAACAGTCAAAATATATTAGGTGTTGTCACAGACGAATATGAACTAAACACAACTGCAAATACAGTACCAGTTGCTCAGTTTACATCAGAAGTTGATGGTATTGCAATGGACTTTGAAATTACATCAAGTACTTCTTCAACTAAAACATATATGTATGAACCTGCACCACAGCCAGGTGGTATGTTTAATGTTTTATATCGCAACGACAAATTAGGATATGGTAGCCCAGAAACAGGATACTTCTTTACATTTAAACAAGGGACACTAACTAATCAGGACATAACACTTATTGATCGTATTTCAAATAGAACAGTTGATATTAACACATCAGGTATTAACGAAGATGATGTTTGGTTGTTTGAACTTGACAGCACTGGCACAATTCAGTCTGAGTGGTCAAAAGTAGATAATATCTTTGCTGTTGATAAAACAAATTCAACTGAGTTAAGAACTGTGTATCAGGTTAACACAGGAACAAACGATCAAATACAATTACAATTTGGTGATGGCACATTTAGTAAGATACCATTGGGTAACTATAGAAGTTATGTTAGATCATCAAACGGATTAGAGTATGTTATTAATCCTGAAGAAATACAAAACGTACAGGTACCTATAAACTATACAAGCCGTAACGGCAGAACAGAAACACTAACACTGACAGTTAGTTTACAGTCACCTGTTTCAAATTCTAAATCAAGAGAAAGTATTGAAGAAATTAAAGAAAGAGCACCAGCGGCTTTTTATACACAGAATAGAATGGTTAACGGCGAAGACTATAACAACTTTCCGTACACAAGATTTACAAGTATCTTAAAGTCAAAAGCTATTGCAAGAACAGGCATTGGCATTAATAGACAATTAGATTTACTAGATCCTACAGGTAAGTATTCATCAACAACTGCTTTTGCCAGTGACGGAATGTTTTATAGATCATTTACAGATCCAACAATTACTTTTAGTTTCTTAGACACAAATGATATTGCAGACATTATAACAAATACTGTTGAGCCAATACTTAAAGGAAGAGAACTAACACACTTTTACTACGACAAGTATCAACGTATTCCACTAACTAGCTTATCATTGTCTTGGAATAAGTCAACAGCCGTTGTTAATCAAACTACTGGCTACTTTTTAAATGCCTCTAGCAATGCTGAACCAGTTGGATCATTTACTTCTGGAAATACAAAATATATTCAAGAAGGTGCTCTAGTTAAATTTACAGCACCAACTAACCAATACTTTGATGCAAACAATAGATTGCAGGCAGGACTTCCAACTAAATCAAATGACAAATTAGTAATATGGGCAACAGTAACTAATTTAACATTAGATGGTACTAACTTTGGAACAGGTAACCTGTCAGACGGAACAGGTCCTATAACATTCAATGAGTATCTACCTAGTGGTTGTATTCCAACAGAAGTTATTCCTAAGTTTACTACAGACCTAACAACAACTTTTGAAAATTTAATTATTGATCAAATTGAAGTATACAGAGACTTTGGTATTGGATATAACGAAACTACTAGTGAATGGTATATTATTTCAACAGACAACCTAGATGAAGATGCAGAATACGATAGTAGCTATCGTGGTAATACTACAGGAACAAATGTAGATGCGTCCTGGTTAATACAGTTTACTACAGACGGTGATTTATACACAATGAAATATCGTAACCTAGGTTACTTCTTTGCATCAGTGTTAGAAAATAGATTTATATATGATTCTGGTTCAAAAGTATATGATCCTAAAACAGGTAAAACAGTTAATGATTCGGTTAAAGTATTAAAAACAAATACCAAACCAGATTCAAGTGATGGATTAACAACCGATGTTAGTTTAGACATTGTTGGACAAGAAGTTGAAACAGATGGCTTTGTTGATAACTTTAAAGTAAAAGTAAGTTATTCAGATAAAGATACAGATGGCATTGCAGACAATCCAGATATCTTTTTAGATCTTGTTGATCCTGATACTAATCCAAATACAAAATATGTATTCTTTAATAAGCAAACTGATTTTGACAACTTAGAAAGATATGTTCCTTTAGCTAGTTCAACAGTTAATATATTGTATGCAACTCTAGATGACATTGAATTAAAGAAAACTGAATACCTCAATGGACAAGTATTTTATGCTTACACAGATAAGAAATTTTATGTATTAACAATTACAGGCAGTGAGTTTACACTAGCTGAAAGTACAGACTATCAAGTATCAATTGGTAGACAAGATTTATATTTTCAATACAAACATAACTCACCAAACACACGTAGAATTGATCCAGCACTAACAAATATTATTGATTTGTTCCTAGTGTCAAACACATACTATACAGATTACACAAATTGGATTAAAGATATAACAGATAAAGTTGTTATGCCTACCAAGCCAACTATTGATGAATTAACTATTGCATATAGTTCATTGAACGATAACAAAATGGCTAGTGACAATTTAATTTTAAATTCAGTAACGTTTAAACCATTATTTGGAACTAAGTCAGCAACTGAACTTCAAGGTAAAATTAAAGTGATTAAACAAAGTGGAGTGGTTGTATCAACAGGTGAAATGAAATCACGTGTTGTTGAAGCAATGAATGAATACTTTAATATAGATAAATGGGACTTTGGAGATACATTTTACTTCTCTGAATTATCAGCATACCTACATGAAGAACTAGGTGATATTATATCATCGGTTGTTTTAGTACCAACAGACCCAACAAAAACATTCGGTGACTTATATGAAATAAAATGTGCACCAAATGAAATATTTGTTAATGCGGCGAGCGTTAACGACGTTGATGTTATTGATGCACTTACAGCAGGCACGTTAAAACAAGGATAAAGAATGGCCAGACTAACAAGAACTATAGATCTACTACCAGAAATATTTAGAACTGAAACTAATGAAAAGTTTCTAAATGCTACTCTGGACCAAATTGTCCAACGACCTGAACTAAAAAGAGTTGAAGGATTTATTGGACAACAAACTGGCTTAGGTGTTAGTGGTAGTGACAGCTATGTATTGGAACAAGATCAAGAACGTTCTGTATATCAACTTGAGCCAACAGTAACATTTAAAAAGACAGACTCAAAAGAAACAAACGACTTTTTAACGTACCCAGGAATAGTAGACGCACTTCAGGTAAATGGTGCATTAACTGACAAACATGATAGATTGTTTGATAGTGAGTTTTACGCATGGGATCCGTTTGTTGACTACGACATGTTTATTAATTTTGCACAGTACTATTGGTTACCGCAAGGACCAGATTCAGTTGACGTAGGTGCTACAGAAATATCAACCAGTGATGAGTATGATGTTACAAGAAATGAATTTAACTATTCGCTAAGTGGTGTAGAAGGAACTAACCCTACGATTACTGTGGTTAGAGGCGGAAACTATAAATTTAATGTTCAACAAACTGGCTTTCCATTTTATATACAAACTGATCCAGGATCAACAGGAACAGTCAAAGGTCAACCTAATCAATCAAGCAGAGCGGTATTAGGAGTCACTAACAACGGAGATGACAACGGAGTAGTTGATTTTAATGTACCGTTAGCAACTGATCAGAACTTTTTCTTAAACATGGATGTTACTGATAAAGTTGATCTAGTAACTGACTTAGACTTTGATGAAGTTAATAATCAACAACTAAAACCATTCTTAGACAAGTATGACGGCATTGACGAAATAACAGATCTACGTAACAGAACAATTATCTTTACTAATAGAAATCCTGGTGATGGAGAAGATTCAGGCTGGAAACGTGATGCAAGATTTGATAATGGACTATTTGATAATGACGGCGAACCATTCGCCGAGTCTGAAGATATAACAACAAAAACAAATCGTTACTCAATATACAGAATTGAATATGTATACGAAATAGATGAGGATTCGCCATTGTTTGATGCTAGTGGTGCAAATCCAATTATGGTACTTAATAAAGTTAAAGAAGTTCCAGCGTTAACTAAAGTTCATATTCAGTACGGTACTGCACACAATAACATGTATTATTGGAAAACAGCTGAAGGTTTCTTTGAGGAACAGCCATTGCTATCAGCAGTTAAAGATACACTGTATTATCAAGATGGCACAGATACAAATAGATTTGGAATTATTCGTGTAGTAGATGCTGTTAATCAGTTGACACTAAATGTTGGAGACGATATTGTAGGAGTTAAAACTTATACTTCACCAACAGGTATTAAATTAACCAATGGAATGAAAGTACAGTTCCGTGGCAAAACAGAGCCAGCTGAGTATCAAGATAAAGAATACTATGTTGAGGGTGTAGGCACTGCAATTAAATTATTACCAGTAACTGATTTTAAAACACCAGAAGAATTTACAGTTAGTGAAACACAACCATACGATGTTAAAGGATATGACGAAACACCATTTGACTCAAGTCTGAATGCACCAACAGTTAAAGACTACATGACAATTAACAGAGGGTCTACAGATCAAAATCCTTGGACAAGATCAAATCGTTGGTTCCATATTTCAGTAATAAAAGATTCAGCAAAATATAATAAGACAGTAGCTAATATAGATCAGACTGCTCGTGCTAAACGTCCTATATTATCATTCAATGATGGATTAAGACTGTTTAACTTTGGTACAGATGGTAAAGCACCAGTTACAATTATTGACACAAAACAAACAGATGCACTTTCAAATGTAGCAGGACAAATTGGATATGGTATTGATGGTGTGCAATTATTTGACGGTTCAAGAATTATATTTGCCGCTGACCTAGATCCTGAAGTAAGAAATAAAATTTACGAAGTCAAATTAGTTGACCCAGTTGGCATCACACTTGACCCAGGGCAAGAGAGTGAAAAAATTATTCAATTAATTAAAGCTGATGATGGCGACGTGGTAGAAGACGAAACAATATATGTAACCAGTGGAAATACTTTGCAAGGTAAGAGTTATAGATATACAGGTACTGCCTGGGAGCAAACACAACAAAAAACAAAAGTTAATCAGGCACCATTGTTTGATATATTTGATGCTGACGGAAACTCTATAGGCAACAGTACGTACTATCCATCAACTAACTTTGTTGGAACAAAACTATTTTCATATGCACCAGGTTCAGGAAATATAGATAGTGAACTTGATTTAAGATTAAAATATTTAAACATTAATAATGTTGGTGATATTGTATTTGACAACAATTTATACAGTGATACTTTTGTTTATACAGTTAACAATGTATCAACTACAACAAAAGTTGCAACAGGATTTATTAGAAAGTATGCAGACAGAACAACTTTTAATTTAAAAACAGGTTGGGAAAAAGCATCAACAACATCACGTCAAGCACAGATATTTACATTTACAGACAAAACAGAATGTACCTGTGACGTTAGATACGCTGACGGTGATAATACAGTTATCGTTCACGTTGATAATGAATATGTTAGTCCTAGTGATTATACTGTTACAAGGACAGCAACAACTACAACAGTGACACTAGCTAGTGAAGCAGACCTTGTACATATTCGTGTAATAAGTAGTCAGGCAAGTAAAGTTGGTTACTATGAAATGCCAGGTAACCTTAGTGATAATTCAGTAAACACTAGTTTTGAAACTGTTACATTAGGTACAGTTAGAAATCATTTTGTTAGTCTTGCACAAAGAAATCCAGATCTTAGTGGCACTATACTAGGTGAAAACAATCTTAAAGATTTAGCAAATTTACCTAGCTATGGTAGTCAGATTGTTGAACAATCATCACCATTACAGTTTACTGCATTGTTTGCTAAAGATTCAAATATTAACTTCTTTGACTCAGTTGAATTTGCATCAACAGAATATGAAAAATTTAAAAATAGATTGATTGATACATTAACTAAAAATGATTATCAAGGTAATGCACCTGAAAGATTAGATCAAGCATTTCAAGATTTAAACAGAGGTAAGAATAGTGATATGCCGTTTTATTGGGCAGACACAATTCCATGTGGACAAGTGTTTGAAGAAACAAAACACACAATAACAGCAATTGATGATAACATATTTGATACATTATATACATATGATTTTACAACAGCCAACTATAAATCTATTTTAGTTTATATTGATGATGTACAATTAATAAAAGATACAGACTATACACTAGCAACAGATGGTCCTAGACTAACTATTGACAAAGTTAAAAAACCGTTAGTAATAGGTAACGTAGTTACTATAAGAGAATACACAACAACTCAAGGAAGTTTTGTTCCACCTACACCAACCAAGATGGGACTGTTTGATAAATTTGTTCCTACTACATATACTGACGATAGTTATTCAACAAGTCAAACAATATTACAAGGGCACGATGGTTCTAAAACAATTACATTCGGTGATAATCGTGATGAAGTATTATTAGAGTTTGAACGTAGAATTTATAACAATATCAAAGTATCTAGTACAAACATTATACCGTTGCATTGGCAAGATGTTATCCCAGGTGCATTTAGAACAACTGACTATACAGATGCAGAAATTACAGACTTACTAAGTGAAAGTTTCTTAACATGGGTAGCTCAAAACAAATTAGATTACAAAACACAGGATTACGATAAAGATAATCAAAAGACATGGAACTATTCATCTTCAACAGATAGATTAAATGGTGAATTATTAAAAGGTGGATGGAGAGGTAACTTACTTAAATTCTATGATACAGATATACCACATTTACGTCCTTGGGAATTGCTAGGAATAACTGAAGAGCCTAGCTGGTGGCAAAGTCAATATGGTCCAGCACCATATACAGAAGATAACTTAGTGCTGTGGGATGATCTAGCTCTTGGTAAAGTTGCAGATCCTGCAGGCGAAAGAATAGTTAAAAACTCTATACGTACAGGATTACAAACAGTTATCCCTACAGGAGACGAAGGAGATTTAGAATCTAGTTTTGATGTGTTAGTTAATAACTATGATTTATTAAGTACAGAAAAATCATGGCAAGTGGGGGACGGCGGACCGGTTGAAACAGCATGGAGACGTTCATCAGCTTGGCCATTTGCTGTTATGAAATTACTAGCACAAACAAAACCAGCACAGTTCTTTGCATTAATGACTGATAGAGATAGATACAAA